CTAATTTAAGAGGTCTATTTCATTTAGTTTTTCTATTATATTTTTGCTCATTTCTTCAGTTACATGAGAATATATAGAAAGAGTTGTTTGAGGGTTATTATGACCCACTTTTTCCATGATAGACTTCAAAGGTATTCCAAGCTCAGTTAATAAAGCAATATGAGTATGCCTGAAAATATGTGTACTTAAATTTTTAGCTGAATTTATTTTTTTTAGTCTGCTATTCACAACAGAAATGTTATATGGTTTATTGTTTTTATAAATAAATATATAATTATCTTTGCTTATTTTATCCTTTGGATATTTTAAAGGATATTCTTCGATTATTTGAAGACATCTTTTGGGTAGCGTGATTTTTCTATCTGAATAAATATTTTTAGTTGTTGTTTTAGAGTTAGAAACGCTGTCCCAAGTTCCATTTATATGTAAAACATTATTCTCAATATTCTTTATTTGAATAGCTACACATTCTCCAAATCTTAGACCTGTAAGTGACATAAATTCAATTAATAATGAGGTTGATTTATCAATTACTGCCATATCTTTTATGACCTGTTTTAATTCGCTACGTTCAAGATATTTTTCTTTTTTCTTTTCCCTTTGTTCTAAGGTTAAGACTTTCTTTTTGATTTTAACATTAGAAATAGGATTAACTGCTAGATATTCTTTTGATATAGCATAATCTAAAACCATGTTAAAAGAAGCTTTAAGTGTCTTGATATAAGAATAAGAATAATTTTCTTTGTAATATAGTTTTTCCAATATCTCTAAAATAAAAACAGAGTTAACATCCGATAATAAGGTTTCTTCACTAACTAAACTTCTAATTTTTTTCTTTGCTGTATCTCTTAGTGAGGCAGTTTTAGCTTTTACTGTTTCTTCATAAATTGAAAAATACTCATCTTGGACTTCCCAAAAAGTGATAGAAGCTATTTTATTTTGCTCATCTTCAATTTTTTGTTTTTCTTTTTCAAGCTTTGCATCTATTTTATTATACAATAGCCTAGAAGCTTCATTTTGCGCCCTAGAGCTATTTTTATCTAGTGTTACTGATACTTTCCTTATCTTGCCTTTTGTATCTGTATAGCGCTCACAATACTTATATTTACCATTAGCTAAATCTTCTACCCACATAATTTTATCCTTTCTAAAAATGCCCACCTAATCAAAGGTTGGGCTTTTTTTAATAATCTTGTTCTACTTTGACTAATCTACCTTCTATTACAGCTGGATTGTACTCATCAGCATATTGAATCGGATAATCAGGGTTTAATGGTTCAAGTCTTAAACAGAGAGGATAGCCATTTTCATCATATTCATAGAAGACGCATTTTAGAGTTGCTTCGTTATCGTCTATGAAGCGAACAGCTCCGATAGAACCTTCTGAAAGGTCAGGGTCTTGCAGTATTAAAGCGAAAGAACCGTCATGTATTTCTGTTTCCATGCTTTCGCCTTTAACTCTAAGCCAAAATATATCATCACGGCCAGCGTATTTACCATAAACAGGGCGCATACCTTCAAAATTTTGTTCGGACAGAATTGGAGTTCCTGCTGCGATTTCTCCTATAACAGGGGCGTACCATTCTTTATTAGGGTCATAAGGAACAATATTGCTGATTTTATCGAAATCAACTTTATTAGAGAAGAAAGATAAACGTTTCTTTTTGATTTGCTCATCTAACTGATGATTTGCAGTCTCTAAAACTATTTTTTGTCTTGGTTCTTCGAGTTGTGAACTGATTTTATTTATTTCGGATAGAGTAGAAGATGTTTCTTCACTTTGTATAGGAAAAAATTCGTCTATTGAAACGCCCAAGGCATTTGCAACCCTGAATAAGAAATCTCTTTTAGGAATCCTAATTCCTTGTTCATAATTAGAGATTGCGCTGTTTTTCACTCCGACCAAATCAGCTAAGTCTTGCTGGGTCAACTTTTTATTTTTGCGAAACTCTTTTATTTTCATTCCGACAAATTTATTTATTTCTCTATCGTCCATATCGAACCTTTCGAAGTTTTATATATGTATTATAAAAGAAAATTACACGTTTTGCAAACTTTTTTTAGTAATTACTGTTTTTTTGTTGACTTTACACAAATTGTGTAGTATAATTAACTCATAAAGTCAAACAAGCGAACAAACATGGAGCATTCAGTACGGCAGACGGAACAGGCTCAAATGACGGTACACGACGTATCCACCGCGACGTAAGTAGCAAGTTTGGCAAATAAAAAGCCCTCGCAGGCAAATGGAGGTTCTAATGGAACAAGTAGTTACGCATTACAGAGAAACTATTCAGCAGCATAGTGTTGAGTGGTACAAAAAACAACTGTTAAAAGATTTTTCTGTTCAATTTATCAAAGACTCTTTATTGCCTCAGTTATTTAAATGGTCAAACGCTTATAAAGCAGCAGTTGAACTGACAAAACAAAAAGCCCCCAGAGGGGCGGAAAGAGTCGTATAATGTATGTCAGAAAATTTCTTTTTAGAAATGATATGTTTATATCTATTACAACGCATGGCTTTAGAGCGACTTGCTAAAGATTCAACTATTCATGAATATATTAATAGATTAGCGCTTGTGCTTATACTATTCATTTTGATTAATATTTGCGTCATATTTCTTAGCCACATCTCTTATTTTATCATTGACAGTTTCAAAATCTTTTTTTAGTTTAGTCACTTACATTATAGCACGGAGTTATGATATCGCTCACAATGAGCAGGGAAGACTGGCGAACATGTTCGATTCCTGAACTTCCCTTACTGCGTATGCAGAAATTTTTTAAAAGAAAGGAGCCAGTATGGCAGTAGAAAAAGAATTAATTGCTCTGCGAAAAGATTATAAAATCTCGCAAAAACAAATCTCCAAAGCTATTGGTTTGAGCGAAGAACAGTATAGACGTAAAGAATTAGGTCAGTATGATTGGAGAGCGACAGAAATGTTTGCGATCCGCAACTACCTGAAACCATTCATTGGTCCAAGATCATTGAATGATATTTTTTACGGCAAAACTACACAAAATGTGTATAAAGCTAGTTAGAAAGGATTCAAAAATGAATCAATTAATTACAATCACACAAAACGAAAACAACGACCAAGTAGTAAGCGGTCGTGAACTACATGAATTTTTAGGAGTAAAAACACCATACACGCAATGGTTCAAAGATATGTGCAAGTATGGATTCATTGAAAACATTGACTTTGTATTGGTTTCAGAAAAAAGTGAAACCAATAATCCTAGAAATCCATTTACAACTATTATCAATCACGCTCTTAAACTTGACGTGGCAAAAGAAATTTCCATGATTCAACGTAACGAAAAAGGGAAACAAGCCCGTCAATATTTCATTGAAGTTGAAAAAGAACTCAAACAACAGCTTTTACCGCAAACTCCTGAACAACAAATTGCATTACTCGCTCAAGGAAACGTGAACTTGAATAAAAAAGTCGAACAAATCGAAAATTCAGTTCTTGATTTGACTGACCGATTCGGACTTCCTTCAAATAAAGCTAAAGTTTTGCAAAAGAAAGTAGCAAGCAAAGTTTATATGTTTACTGGCGGTAAGTATTCAAATGCTCATAAGAAATTAGGAGCTAAGGTATTCAGAGAGTTTTATAAAGATTTGAACAATCGCTTCGATGTTGTTAAATATAGCGATATTCCATTAAGCCGTTATGACGAAGCAACAGAATATCTTGATATGTGGCAACCATCATTCAATACAACGCTTGAAATTCGTGGATTGAACTCACAAACTAGCTTTGACTTTGAAGAATAGAGAGGAAATCAGATGGAATATAAAGATGATGATTACTTGACTACTCAGCAAGTAGCGGAAAAGTTTTCCATCCATGATCAAACAGTTTATCGACGTAGAAAAGCAATGGAGCTATTTCCACAATTTAAGTCTGGTATTTTCATGAATGGACGGAGATTTCGATACAAAGAAATCAGAGACTTCATGCAGTTTGTAAATACTCCTGAGTATAAGCAAGAACTTAAAAAGCGCCAATCAGTTATCAAATAAGAAGAGGTTCTCATGACCTACACATACATAGTCAACCCAGAAACGGGCGAAATCCTGTTTGATCTGGTACACGACTTAATCACACAAAACATTAGAGCAATAAAGCTCATTGCTAAGAAATTAAATGCGGTACTCCGCTAGAAAAGAGAGATTTTGAATAAAGAAATAGAAAAGTTAGCTAACAACTATAAAGAAATAATTAACAAAACATCAGATCTTGCTTTGAAGCAAAATGATGGTGATATAAGAAAAGCTCGCAAATGGCTAAAAGAGCAACTGTTTTATACAGCTGATAGGGCCACAAACGAGCTTATCAAATTATCAATAGATAATATTTTAGATTACCACGGTGTTTCTTCTAACGAAACAATTGCTGAAGTTTTATAAGTAGTTTTAAAATCTAGTCCGATAGCAAACCAGTCAGTACTACCAAAAAGTCCCATCAGCCCAATATGTTGATATGATGTTCCTAAATCTGGAGAGTCTATGTTAGAACCTGAAAAAACTCCTTCGGCATAATATCCATCAGGATCTTTATCTAATGAATTCCAAGCGCTTATTCTGGTTTCTTCAGAAATAACGATTGACTCACCATTAGAAAAATGTACTTTAACAGACATCAACTTTCCTCCTTTCCATAAAACTAAGCAAATACCGCAAATATCTGCTCACAGTAATTATAGCACTCGGAGGATTAAAACACATACATAGAAAGGAAATTAATGGAAACAGCAATCATAAACGGTCGTAAAGTTCGACTAATTCCAACACCAGTTGGACAAATCTATCATGATTTAATCAAACGAGAAAATCGTGGAGTAGTGGTCTTTGAAACTTGGGAACGACCAGACGGAAGTCTTTATATGACTTCACGCAAAAAGAATAAGCAAGAGCTTGCTAATGATAAAGCTGCAATGCTTAACGAATGTATTTCAGACTGGAAAAAAGTTTGGAACTAAAAAAGCCCTGCATGGCACGCAGAGCAAGTAGGAAATTCGCCAAAACTTCTACTTAAATTATACCACGAATGCCTAGAAATTTGAAACGGAGAACATTATGGAATTACAATTAGTCCCTTTGGACAATGAAACAGGAGAAGTTCTTCAACTTAATCCTGAAATGCTTAAAAAGTTTGATAATAGTACCTTAACTAATCTTCTTTCAGCAACAAAAGGAATAGATAAATTAAAAAAAGAAGCCGAAAAAGAAGTCAAGAAACGCCTTGATGAAGGTCAACTATTTTCACGACTCTCTTATTCAAAACAACAATACACAAGAGTACTTGCAATGGATAACGCTGCTAAAATGGCTTTAATTAGAAAGTATGGGCTTGATAGTGTTGTTCCGTTGACTATTAATCAGTTAGAGAAAAAGTATGGAGAATCTGTTTATGAGGATATCCAGCCTTATATTGTTGAAAATCGAAAAGCCCAGTCAATTAAATGGGATGCGTGAGGTAAATTATGGCAGATTATGAAGAACAAATGCTTGCCTTACAAAAACCTTTGCAACCAGACCGAGTAGTTTGGAGAGTTCAACAATCAGGATTTTCTAAACAAGGTAAACCTTGGGCTATGGTTATTTCTTATATGGATAATCGGGCAGTCCAAGAACGTTTTGATGAAGTTTTTGGAATTGCTGGATGGAAGAACGAATTCAAAACAGCTCCTGATGGTGGGACATTATGTGGTATATCCGTTAAGTTTGGAGACGAATGGGTCACCAAATGGGATGGCGCAGAAAATACTCAGGTTGAAGCAGTTAAAGGTGGATTATCTGGATCAATGAAGAGAGCAGCTGTCCAATGGGGAGTAGGTAGATATTTATATGACTTACCTACCATTTTTGCTCAAACATCACTTGAAAAGACTGATGGTTGGAACAAAGTTTTTGATAAAAAAGCAGGAAAGAACTTTTGGTGGAATAATCCACAGCTTCCAAGTTGGGCTTTACCTCAGAATCCAAAGGTTCAAAATACAAAAGCTGACTTTACTGAAGAAGAGATACCAACTCCACCTAAATTATATGTTGTTGGTAAAGATAAAAAAGAATTTGATGAGAAAAAGCTTCAAGCTGTAGTTAACAAAATGGCTATTATTGCCGGAAAAGACTATGGGGCAAGTGTTGATGAACAAAATGATTGGCTAAAAATGCCACTTGATGAAGCATACAATGATATCGAAAAATTCGTAGATATAAAAAAGGAAGAACAAAATGATTAACAATGTCACTCTAGTAGGGCGAATCACTAAAGAACCTGAACTTAGATATACACCACAAAATAAAGCAGTTGCCGCTTTTACTCTTGCAGTTAATCGAGCATTTAAAAATGCTAATGGAGAAAGAGAAGCTGACTTTATCAATTGTGTTATTTGGGGTAAATCAGCCGAAAACTTGGCCAATTGGACTCATAAAGGTCAATTAATCGGAGTTACTGGTAGTATTCAAACTCGAAACTACGAGAACCAACAAGGTCAACGAGTTTATGTAACAGAAGTCATTGCAAACAATTTCCAAGTACTAGAAAAAAGTAACCAAGCAAATAATGAACGAGTTGGTAATCCAGCTGCAAAACCACAAAATAACGATTCTTTTGGAAATGATCCAATGGAAATTTCGGATGATGACCTACCATTCTAACAAGTGCTGGAGGGTGGCGTAACGACAGTAAAGTCCATGAGTATTCAGTGCCTGCACATAAACACTCATTGCCAGCTTTTAATTTGAAAAATAAAACTTGAAATAAATATAGATGAAAGGATATCGAATGGTTGAAATTAGTTGGATTAAATTGAGCGTTAATATTTTCGATGATGAAAAAATGAAGTTGATTGATGAAATGCCAGAAAATGATGCGATCTTTAGAATATGGGTTTACTTGCTTAGCTTGGCGGGAAAAACAAATGATTCTGGGCTTGTCTATTTAAGTAATCATATTCCATATACTGATGAAATGATTTCTGCTTTGTGTAATAGGCCTGTTTCTACTGTAAGATTGGCTCTTAAAACATTCAGAGACTTTGGGTTGATTGAGATATATGATAACAACATGATTGGTATCAGTAATTGGGAAAAGCACCAAAACATTGATGGAATGGAGAAAATCAGAAAATTAAATGCTGAGCGTAATAAGAAGTATCGAGAGCGTAAGAAGCTTATAGAAAATAGTGACGTTAGCATGACGTCACGTGACGCAACAGAAGAAGATAAGAATAAGAGTAAGAATAAGAAAAAGAATAATAATACTATGTCAGATAAATCTGACAATGTTATTCCATATTCTGAAATTATTTCTTACTTGAATGAAAAAACAGGGCGAAGTTTTAGAACTACTGAAGCTCACAAACGTTTTATCAAAGCGAGGTGGAATGAGGATTATAAACTAGATGACTTTAAGAAGGTCGTTGATAATAAAGTTGCTGACTGGACAGGCAAAACAATAAATGGTCAACCAGCAGAAAAATATTTACAACCGTCAACTTTATTCGGAACGAAGTTTGATAATTACCTTAACCAGACACCAATGCGCCAAGAACAAGCACAGCCTTATGATGATCTTGGATTGCCATTTTAGGAGGAAGAAATGGAAAGTATCGGAGATGTTATTGGAAAATTTGTTGATATGAATAAATTTAATGCAATGACTGATAAAGTTATCGCTTGTCCAGAAATAGAAAAATTCATTTCGGATAATAAGATGACTAGCGATGAAGTTTCAAAAAGTTATTCTAAATTCTACGAATATCTTAAAGAGAAAAATAAATTTGATAATAACGAAAAAACAGCATTGAGTGGACATGAACCTTTTTTGATTATGAACTGTGGTTATGCCGATGTTGTCTATCGTGAGACTGAAGAAGTGATTAAACGTAGGAAAAAAGCTGAGTTTGTCAAAAGGCTTAATCGCAATAGCATTGTGAGAGATATGACAATAAAAAAAGCAAGTTTTGAAAATTTTAATGCAGTAACTGACGAAGAAAAGAGAGCTTTGGCGTTCGCAAAAGAAGTATCTGAATATTATTATACTGGCGGTGAGGGAAATACTGTAGTAAGCGGGCCAGCAGGAACAGGGAAAAGTCACCTAGCCATGAGCATCTTAAAAGATTGTTTGCAGCATACTGATTTAACCGTTATTTTTGCAAGTTGGTCAGAGGTTCTTCACTTAATCAAAGATAGTTTTGATAATAAAGACAGCTTTTATTCAACTGAATACTTCATGGAAGTTTTTAGAAATACTGACTTATTAGTTATTGATGATATTGGAAGCGAGAAAATAACAGAATGGTCGATGTCTTTACTGACAGAAGTTTTGGATGCAAGGACTAAGACTATTATTACCACTAATCTAAAAAGTGATGAAATAAGAAAAAAATATCATAACAGGACATATAGCCGTTTGTTCAGAGGTATTGGAAAAAAAGCATTCAATTTTGAAAATATTAAAGATAAGCGTGTTAGTCAGTTGCCATTCTAGGAGAAGCAATGAAAACAATAATCATTGAGCAGTGGGAAAACGAACATTACCCACTCGGAAGAATTAAAAAGCAGAAGCTGGCAGAGAAATCTGAGCATGAGATTATTTTTATTCTTAATCGCATGGCTCAGATGCCTGCAATTGTTAGATTTGGAGAAGCGAGTGAAGTTTGAATTTGAATTATATCGGGCTATCAGTAAATCAAAAGATGTTCCAAAAAGTAAAAAATTGATTTTGAATTCTAATGACAGGATGCATTTCCACCAAAAAGCGAAAATAATTCAAGAATTAAAGAGAATTACTTTTAATCAAGTGCGAAATCCATTAAACAGCTTAAAGAAATTGCCGTTATTTGATAGCACACGGACTTGTAGCGTTACGCTGACAGTCTTTACACCAACCAAACGAAGAAGTGACCCAGACAACTTACAACCGACCTTAAAAGCGATTATGGACGGCTTTACAGAATCAGGGCTTTGGTCAGATGATAATCACGAAGTAGTTAAATTTACAAAATATCAATATGGCGGACTTTCTGGAACAAAAGCTTATCGTCTTGAAGTTGATATCGAGGAGGTTTGAATGACAGCATTCAGAATCATACCAACTGTTAAATTGTTTAACTTAGCTAATAAAGAAAGAGAAGACGGTTATGGAAGTAATTCGGTTTATATCACAGTTAGAACTAAAGGAAGTCATGAGCTGGTTGAAATTTATCGAGATATTAAATCTGTTTTCAACAACGGAAAAGATATGACTTGAATCAACTGTTTAATTTTATGGATAAGCAACTGACATGTCAAGGGCCATCTAAAAATGTTGGTTTTGGGTCATTGAAAATGTAGGAAATGGGCCACCCAAATTGTTGGTTTTGGGCCCATCACTTTATTTACTTTTTGGGGTTTTGGTTTTCTTCTCACTATAGTCTTTCATTCTATAAGATTTTCCAGTAATAGAAATGACTTTAGAATGATGAACCAAGCGGTCCAATAAAGCATTCGTTAATTTCTTATCTTGAAGAAACTCAGACCATTGAGAAAGTGGGATATTCGTAGTAATCAACGTGGATTTCTTTTCATATCTCATATTAATCAGTTGAAAGAGAAGACTCGCTCCATCTCTTGAAAAGGGCAGATAACCCACTTCATCAATAACAAGTACATCATAATTGGCATACTGTTTTAATACTCGCTCTAAAGTTCCTTTTTGATTGGCTCTTAATAAACGGTCCACTAATTCAGTACTCATACAAAAGTAAGAGCTATAACCTTTCTCTAGGGCTTCTAAAGTGATAGAAATAGCTAAATGTGTCTTACCTACGCCACTATTGCCAATGAAGAGAAGATTCTCATGCTTATCTAAAAAACGTAAGGTATGTAAATCTAAAATCTCTGCTTTATTAATTTTCGGTTGAAACTGAAAATCAAAGTCCATCACACGCTTTTCATAAGGCAGATGGGCTTTTTTTAATCGTCTTTCCTGAAGGAGCGCTTCTCGTTCACGAAGTTCTTCACTCAAGAGTTCATGAAGGCCCTCTACTAAGGAAATATCCGCATGCTCATCTAAGAACTCTGGTAAGAGCTGACGCACACGATCGAGTTTTAAATGGTCCAATTGGTTGAGTAATTGATGATAAGTTGTCATAAGCGCTCCCTTCACAATAAATCGTAGGCTTGAAGATTCTCATCCACATAAGCCTCTAGTTCGTCTTCTTCAAGATGTTTGAAGACATCTGATTTAAGAATTTCAACGTAATCTTCACGGCGATAATTAAAGGGACGGTCGCTTAAAGGATGACGAGCAATCAAGCGTTGGTCACAATAGACTTTAAGGTCCTCTTGTTCTTTTTCACAGGTTACGGTCTGTCCAATATATTTAACCGGCACTGAATATTTACGCCCTTCAAAGATCACAAGTGCCTCTTTAGAGACTTTTCGAGTCAAAGGAACACTCAATTGACTATAAACTTTGAGAAGCTCTAAATCAAAAGCCTTGAGATTCAACGCCTCTTGGTCAAGACGTTCAGAAGGTGAGGTTCCAATCGCTTGAGAGATTTCTTTATGATTCAAATCTTCCATCAATTGTTGGACCAGTGCTTGTAATTCTTCAAGGTCTTCAAACTCATTGTTAAAGACAAGCAGGCGGTCAACAGTTCTCGCAAGCGCTTCTACTTTACCTTTGGTTTGAGGTCTGAATGGCCGACAAGCAATGGGTTTAAATCCAGCATCTTTTGCATACTGCCTGAATCGTTCATTGAAAACAACATTTGAGAATTGACTTTTAGAATCGTCCACCACTGTTTTCATATTGTCAAACCAAATTTCTTCAGGGACACCTCCGAATTTCTCAAAAGCGTGATTGAGACACTCAAAGAGTGTGGGTTGGAGACGGTCGACGGTCAATTGAAGATACTTCATCCGAGAGTAGCCAAGAATATACAGAAAGATATTAATCGTAAACACTTCACCATTGCGTGAGATCAGTTTTAAATTTTCTTTCCAGTCGACTTGAGCAGAAAGTCCAGGCGTTGTTTCAATTCGAATCGTTGCTTTATGTTTGCAGGATTCTCGAATCAATCTGGCATAGCGTTTGACGGTCGTATATGAGCCTTGATAGCCTTTTAGTTGGATGAAGTAGTAAATTGAGCGCACAGAGCAGCCAAGCTTGAGTTTATCTTCAATGATTGATTTATAGTTCTCAATAAGTGACGGTGGGACCCTTCGTTTTGAAGCTTCTTCAAGGGTCTTTTCTTTTCCGAGGTCATAATAACGTTTGACCGTCCGATAGTCACAATTATAGCGTCTGGCAATATCAGCGAAATTAGGTTTAATTCCAGTCATAAGATGTTCGGTTATACTTTCTAGGATGTCTTTTCTCATAAGGAAAAGCCTATCACAATTTTAAAGTTAACCTACATTTTCAATGGCCCGTTTCCTACATTTTAGCATGGCCCTTTACACTATAGGAGCGCCATTTGGCTATAAGTGGGACTTTGTTATTTTAAATCAACAACTTGCTGCAGTGGTTAATGCTGCTTTTGCGCTATTAGCAATTGTTGGAGTTGTTGCTGACCCAACGACCAGTGGTCTAGGAGATAGTGATAGAGTCTTAAATAAAGATAAATCAGAGGAAAATAAATGAAAAAGTTAATTAAAAAAGCTGCCATTGGAATGGTAGCTTTCTTTGTTGTTGCAGCAAGTGGACCTGTATTTGCGGCAGTCGGTGACCAAGGGGTTGACTGGTCAAAATATAACGGAACTTACGGTAATTTTGGTTATGCTCATGATAAATTTGCTTTTAGTCAAATCGGAGGAACTTATGGCGGTTCATTCGTGGACCAAGCCACCTATGAAACGCAAGTAGCTTCAGCAATTGCTCAAGGTAAACGAGCGCACACTTATATTTGGTATCAAGTCGGAGGTTCACAAGAAGTAGCAAAAGCAGCACTTGACCGCTATTTACCAAAAATTCAAACGCCAAAGAATTCTATTGTAGCTTTGGACTATGAAGGTGGAGCAAGTGGAAATAAACAGGCCAATACTGATGCGATTCTTTACGGAATGCGTCGAGTAAAAGCGGCTGGATATACTCCAATGTATTATTCATATAAGCCTTATACTTTGGAAAATGTCAACTATAAGCAAATCATCAAAGAATTTCCTAACTCATTATGGATTGCGGCATATCCAAATTATGAAGTAACACCAGTTCCAAACTATAGCTTCTTCCCAAGTATGGACGGAATTTCAGTATTCCAGTTCACATCAACTTATGTTGCTGGCGGACTTGATGGAAATGTTGATTTAACAGGAATCACAGATAATGGATACGGAAAACAGCAAGGCCAAGAAGTTAAACCCGATACTGCTACACCGGCCATTGAAAATGGTAAAGAAGCCAATGAAGTTAAAGGAAACGATGTAGAAGTTGAAATGACGGTTAAAGTAAACTTTGGCGCTAAGAATTATGCCACAGGAGAAACAATTCCTCAATGGGTAAAAGGTCAACCACATAAAATCATCCAGAAGAATGGAGATACTGTCTTGCTTGATGGTATTATGAGCTGGTTATCCGTTCATGATGTGGAAACTATTGATGCTTCTACAAGCCAGCCAACGACACCCGCAAAAAGTTATATTGTAAAACAAGGTGATACACTTAGTGGCATTGCTTCAAATTGGGGAACAAACTGGCAAGAATTGGCTCGTCAGAACAGTTTATCTAATCCGAACATGATTTTTACTGGTCAGGTTATTAGCTTCACAGGCGGTCAATCTGGGGCTACATCACGATCTTACACTGTACGATCAGGAGACAATCTTTCATCAATTGCGAGCCGTTTAGGAACAACAGTTCAAAGTTTAGTTTCAATGAATGGTATTTCAAACCCTAATTTGATTTATGCTGGTCAAACCCTAAATTATTAAAATCAACCCTGACTTCGGTCAGGGCTTTTTTTGTTAATAAATGTTACTGCTCTCATTAAGATAAATTAGTATAATATTCTTATCGTAAATGCTATTCCAATTACAAATACAAATAGCTAAGTGTTTATGAAGAGATAAAGCGTCCTTTTCCAAAGCGAGGGCGTTTTTCTTTACAATGGAAACGGAAAGTTATATAATGTTCTTATTCCAAAAATACTTTTTTCATAAAGTTTATCCTAAGCGTCCCTCTCCTAACTGGGGCGCTTTTTTTATGCTATAATATAGTCGGGATGTTTGTGAGATTTCATCCTATTCCTAGAGTCAAGCCATTCTTCGGAGTGGCTTTTTTATATCAAAAAAGCACTAGCATTAAGCCAGTGCCGAAAAGTGATTAGAGCAAGGTATGAATAATATAGTGCGGAACTAGATTAACTTGCAATAACTTTTATAATATTATCAATTTTATGAACAATTGTCAATAATAATATGTTATAATGTATTCGGGATGATTATGGGATTTCATCTCCTTTCAAGAGTCAAGCCATTCCTCGGAGTGGCTTTTTCAAATAAAAAAGCTCTAGCTGGATGACTTCAAGGAGTCCAACTAGAGGATGATGAGGGTTAGTACAAATTCAGAAAAAATTTATTATATGCAAAAAATAAGAAGTACTAACAATTTAAATATTATCAATTTTTCAGACAATTGTCAATTATTTATAGTAGTATGTTATAACGTATTTAGTGGATGAGAAATTGATTTCTTTTACAGTATCTTTGATAATCTGCAGTTCCGTCCACATATATCTAATATAATAACCAAGATATGTGCTGCAGATTGTCATATTTTGGTTCTTTAGCTCAGTTGGTAGCTAACCGTTCGGTCGCTGGTTCGAGTCCAGCAAGAACCATAATGCCCCCTTTTAATCCCCTTTTGTTAAAATGGCTTGTTGAAATGCTGATTTTAAAGTGATTTTCTCTGTCGCTAGGATAGAGTTTTTTATATTAAAAAAGTACAAGCTGATACAGGTAGTACGGCATAAAATATTCACAATAAATTAAATATTTAGGAGCAGAATCAATAGAGGCTATGGGTATAAAAAATTACATCAATTTATAATGTTGTTTTTTAATAACAAAGTAATTTAAAATTTGTTTTATTGTAATTTAGTAACCGAAGAGTTATAATGTAATTGTCGATTCTATCTCATTTATAAGAGGTGATTATATATGTCAGAAAGCAAAATCAAAGAGGAAAAAGTACTCGCGCTTAAAGCCATAGAAAAACAGACGGAAGCTTACAAAAATTTAGCTGAAATCATCAATAAGGAATTAGAAAGTGAGGGAGAATTATCTGATAAATCTTCAAAGCGTTTGAAAGATTATATAGAAAAACCCGAATTGCTAGTTGATTATTTAGCCATGACTTGATACCCGATAGAATATCTTAAAGTCTCTGGTTCCAGTGATTTAGCTGATTTTAACAGTAAAGAATACGCTAAAAGTATCATCTCTAATTTCAATTGAAAACCTTGAGGCGAACGACTTTTACAACGCTCAGCTCCTAGATTTGTCAAAAAAGAGAAAACTCGCTCAATCACTTTTCTACGTTTTGAAAAATTAGGGAAAAGGATTTTCTTTTGCTTCATGTTCTTCCTGACAGGTGTCATTAGATCAATTTCTTTTAATTCCAGCCTATCATGCAGTGACTGACCTAGATATCCCATATCTCCAAGGACTGTTGGTGTCCCAAATTGACTCAACACTTCCTCGGTCATTGAACTATCAGCCATTGAAGCAGGAGTAATTGTGTAGTCTATGACATAGCCTGATTCACTGACTAAAGCATGACATTTACATCCATAGAAGTACTGTCCCTTTGTAGCATTGTAGCCAACATTTGCATAATCTCCAAGACCTTTGCTTCTGAAATTACGAATAGGCTGACACAAAGGAATGGGGAAGCTGTCAATAATGGATACACTAATTCCTTCAACCTCTTTAAAGACGAGTGCTTGGCGAATGACTTGGATACTCGGTAAGAGGGCATTACAACGGCGGACAAAGCGAGAATATTCTAGGAAATTAGGAAATAAACTTTGAGCCAATTGGTGCTTAGCTTTAAGTGTTTCACTAAAATGCAGTACGCCCCATAGGTAACAAGCGATAACTAAGCAATCTGATGTTGCGAGATGGACGTTCTTTCGGTTTTGAACCTCAAGGGGAACACTCGTTTGATAAAGCGTCTCAATGGTTGTCAGTAAATAAACAAAAACTTTTGGAAGTGTGCTGAACTGTGCTATTATAAGTCATATAAGTCGTGCGCTTTCTAATGCTTAGTGGTTTAAGATTAGGATAGCACGACTTATTTATTTTCCAATGAAATTAACTAGCAATTCGGGTTATAGAAAAGAATATTGAATCATTAACAATGTTTGAACCAGAACTTACCTCTTCTGAGATTTTTAATCGTCTGATAAAAGAGCTAACAAAAACAAAAAAATCTCTTATTAATGGAGGATAAAAAATGGTAACTACTAACAAAAAGTCAGCACCGAAAAAAGAGCCTCAATTTACAAAAATAATGAATAGTGCAAATGGATATCTTGCCTATGACAATTGGAATAAGAAATACATGTATCATGTCACTAAGGATCCAGTAAGTGCGGTTGCTGGAGTACTTGCTAATGGATGGGGCTCGGCAGGAGCTGGTTTTGGTCCTCAAACAGGAGGACCTTCAGGAAAGTTGTGACTCTATGGAAAAATTTGCTATATCTAATGATCAAGAGTTTTTAGAAATCCTTTATAATTATGCTTTAAATCCTAATATTAAAGATAGGGAAAGAAAAATTGTTCAATTGGGACGTAAGGAATTAGAAAATAAAGTCTACTCTCTTTCAGTCGCAAATAGAATGGTCGCCTCTTTTCAAAGAGAGGCTATAAGTTCCAGACTATCAAAAGACACTTCGGTTTTATATAATAGTCTAAAGGATTATATTAGTAAAAACATTCCCCTTGGTACTCCAAGAGTGGCTGGGATAAATGCAGGATATGACCTCTAGAAGGTTCCAGATTCAAGATAAGAAAAGTATTTGTAAGATGAGATGAATTGATGAAAAACAGCTTTATATTGGCTGTTTTTTCTATAAAAACTTGAGATTTAAATAAAAGATTTTAAAAAAATCTATATAATAATTTATCCGATAAGAATAGTGACACTGTTTACCGTAAAATAGATGTCTGGCACAAATAAAAGTTATCCAAAATAATGGAGAGTTAACATGACTTAAAGTAAGAAATTTGTCCAAGTCGCCTTTTCAAACTTCGCAAAAAGTAAAATTTATAATATAATAGATAGCTGGGGCTCTTTTAAGGTTGCGAAACATAAAGAGAGTTTATCCTCTAAAAAAAGGAGAAAAAATGGGAGAAAATACTGTTCCTCAAAAATCTAGTGATAATGTGGGCTCAATAGTGGCTTTAATGGTCGCCCTATTGGTAGCAATCTTTGCTTTTCAGCTTAATGCTTCAATGCTCTCGCCTGCTTTGGTTACCATGCAGGCTCAATTACATACGACAGCTTCGTCTATAGCACTGACACAAACCATCTTTTTTACAGCTGCGGCCTTATTTGCTTTGTTTCTGCCTCGTTTGGCGGATTTGATTGGACGAAAAAAAGTTCTGATTGGAATGCTTACCTTAACAATGATTGGTTGTCTTATTTCTGGATTTGCTACAAATGTGGGAATTTTGATGATTGGTCGTATCTTACAAGGTGCTGCTGGCCCTGTAGTTCCACTTTGTTTAATCATCTTGCACGTGAAAGTGCGCAATGAGAAGAGATATGCAAAATTAATGGCCATACTTACTTCAATTAATGGTGGAATTGCTGGAGTTGATGCATTAGCAGGTGGCTGGTTAGTGAGCCATGGTGGTTTCCGTTCTGTATTTTTTGTTATGGGAATTACGGCAGCACTTGCTATTCTTTTAGTAAGTTTTGGAACGCAAGAGTCAACTGCAAAAGATACGCCAAAAATGGATTGGACTGGAGTCATCCTTTTAGTAGTAGCAATGGGTGCGCTCTTAAGTGCGGTGAATGCTTTGCAAGGAAGCTTTGGAAATCTTGGACTTCCTAATTGGCTTTTAGCTTCAGTCTTGGCTCTTTTAGGTCTGATTTGTTTCGTTGGATTTTGGCAAGTGGAAAAACGAGTGAACCATCCGATGGTTCCTATTAATTATTTGAAGCAAAGAAGAACATGGGGATTATTAATTACAACTCTATTAACAATGACTGGTGTTTTTGCAATTATGAATGGAATTATTCCAGCTTTAGGTCAAGATGGTAAGTTTGGTTTGGGACTTGGGGCAGATATGGTTTCTCTTGTCACCCTTACTCCTTATGCGCTTGCTGGCTTATTCTTTGGTCCTGTTTCAGGCTTCTTGGCCGCTCGCTTTGGTTTTGCGAAGGTCCTTCGAGTGGGGCTTTTAACGACGATTATCGGAATAGTTTTGGCTGTTGCTGGCGTGCTACAACCTTCAATCTGGCTTTTATTGTTGGTATCTACCTTCATTGGGATTACCTATGCTGGAATAACAAATATTATGTTAAATGGTCTCGGAATTGTGCTTTCACCAGAGGATAATCCAGGCTATCTTCCGGGATTAAATGCTGGAATGTTTAATCTGGGAGCTGGTCTCAGTTTCATTATTTTATATGCTGTACCAACAGTTTTACATACGAGTGTTGGTGGAAGCAGTTCTGGTTATATTTGTGGGATTGTTACAGGATTGATTCTTATTATTATTGCTTTCTTTACTTCGTTTTTGATTCCAGATTCTAAGACTGTAAAATAA